GAGCGCGCCGAGTTCATGCAGCGGCGCGGGTACATCGAGCTGTGCCAAGCGCTGCGCGTCGAGATCCGCCGGCTGGGAGGGACCGTCGATGTCATCGCCTGACAAGACCCTGATCGAGTTCGCGCAGACGCGCGCAGAAGCAGACGAGCGCTTGCGTGAGCCCATGTGGTCGGAGCGCCAAGCCGCGATCCTCGAGGATGACCAGCCCGACAGGCGCGAACCCGTCGGCGATGTCGGGCGGCTGATGCATGAGCTTGCCAACGCCAACATCACGATCAACGTGCTGCGAAGCGACCTGTGTGACTGGGCGAGGCTATTCCTCGCGGTCACTGCAAACGACGGCCTAGGCGGTTGCCCGGTGCCCCACAGCGTGTACACGCGCTGCTGGCGGTGCTCCGCGCGCGCGCAGGCCGCGCAGATACTGGAGGTGCAACGTGCAAGATGACGTCGTGAAAACGCTTCGTGATTGGGCAGACAGCGCGTACGAGCAAGGCGTCGAGAACATGATCACTGGTTTGTGGGACGCAGCAAACGAGATCGACAAGCTTCGCGCCGAAGTCGAGCGGTTGAAGATGAACACGGGCTGTGCTCGGAACCAGCGTTCGACGCAGTTCTGTGCCGAGGCGCTGGATGAGCAGCGAGAAGTCGAGAAGCTTCGCAAGGAACTGAGCGAGGCCCACTACGACTATCGACGTTTGATGACGCAGATGCTTCGGGAACGCGACGAAGCGCGCTTGCTGTACTGCTTCCGCTGCTCGGATGACGAGGCTGTAGCGCGAGACATGGCGAAGGCCATGGGATGGAACTGTTTCAAGGAAATCGCTGGGAGTTCCAGCACCGCGCCGACCCCCGCAAACACCGGGGGCGGCGCGGATCACCAAATCCCCGAGGCGCTGTGATGCACACCGAGCACCATGAACTGATCGCGGCCCTGCGCGCCGAGAACGACCGGCTGACGCGTCAGAACGCCGAGCTGGGCGCGCTGCGCGCCATCATCGACGCCCAAGACAAGCTGCTAGCAAGCGCCAGCGCGGAATTGGCACGCCAGGAGAAGTTCCTGCGCGAGGTCCAGCGACAGCTGGAGGAGATGCAGACGCCATGAGCGGTATGCAACGCCGGAAGGGCGCTGTCGGCGAGCGCGAAGTGGTCGAGGAGCTCAACCGCATGGGCATGCTCTGCCACCGGACGGCCCAGCGCATGGGCAAGGCAGGCGACGCCGCCGACGTGGTATGCGTCGGGCTCGACGTGCACATCGAGGTCAAGAGACGCGAGAACATCGCGTGGAAGTCCACCCTGGAGCAGGCCGAGCGCGACGCTCATGGCAAGCCCTGGGTGATCGTGCACCGCCCCAATGGAGGTCGCTGGGTGGTCATTCAACCCCTAGAGCAATGGGTGGCCGACAGTGTCGCAGCCCATTCTGCGGTGATGGAGCGCAGGGACATCATGGACAAGGCAGCCGAGGCATGAAGTTCAAGCACGGCATGCCGGCCATGGGAAAGGTGCGTCAGCCCCTGCCAGAGGGCAAACGCCTGACAGGGTGCAGATGGACCATCCTGCGCAACAGGTTCATGAGGCACAATCCCCTGTGCGCCAAGTGCGGCAAGGTGGGGCAACAGGTCCACCACGTGATCCCGCGCGCGAAACGGCCGGACCTGACCTACACGTGGGACAATCTGCAGACGCTGTGCATCGATTGCCACGTGCAAACGCACGCTGACGCAGAAAAACCGCATTCCTGAGCCAAAAACGAGGGTTTTAGGGTGTCTTTAAAGAAATCGGCAAAAATTGCACGGGGGGGGGTAATTTTGGACGCAGGGGGGGTCCCTGAGGTGCCGCCTGTAACCGTCCAAAATTCGCGCACAATCGCGATGGAATACGCCGAGGGCGTGATGTCGGGCGACATCGCAGCCGGCAAATGGGTCTACGCGGCCGCGAAACGGTTCCTCGCCGACTGCGACCGCACCGACATCGCGATGGACTGGGACGAGGTCGACAAGCTGGTGGCGTTCTACGCGCGGCTGCCCCTCATCAACGAAGCGTTTGGCGAGCCGTTCATCCTCAACCCGTGGCAAGTGTTCACGCTGGCGAACATCTGGGGGTGGCGCTGGACGGATGACGGCCGCCGGCGCGTGCGCCAGGGCATCCTTCAGGTCGCCCGAGGCAACGGCAAGACCACGCTCATGGCGGGGCTGTGCCTGTACGACCTGTGCAGCGGGACGGGCCGGCGGGCGCACGTCATCGCCAACCGCGAGGAGCAAGCCGAGATCCTGCTCGACACCGCCAAGACGATGGTCCGCGCCATGGGCGAGACCGACCTGAAGGTGCTGCAGTACAGCATCTCGCGGAAGGAAGCCGACTGCGTGCTGACCGCGCTGCCGGCGAAGGAGTCGAGCCTCGACGGCCTGACGCCCAGCCTCTGGATTGCCGACGAGGCCGCCGAGTACCGAGGGCGGTTCCTGTCCAAGCTGACGAGCTCGATGGCGAAGCGCCGCGAGGCGCTGGGCGTCATCATCTCGACGCCGGCCGACACGCCCGACAACATCTACGGCGAGAAGATCGCCCACGCCGAGGCCGTGCTGCGCGGCGAGGTGCTGGACGATTCGACCGTGGCGATGCTGTACGGCATCGATGAGACCGACGATACGGACGATGAGGAGGCGTGGCCGAAAGCCAACCCGAACATGCAGCACGGGCAGCCCGCGCGCAAGAGCCTGCGCGAGCAGTACCTTCAATCGAAGACCACGCCGATGGGCCGCGCCGAGTTCGCGCGCTACCACTGCTGCCGCATGGCGGCGGTATCCGAGGGGTGGCTCGACATGCAGTTCTGGCCGGGCGGTCAGGACATCGACTGGGACCAGCTGCGTGGTCGCGAAGCGTACTGCGGCATCGACCTGTCCAAGAGTCAGGACCTGTCCGCGCTGGTGGTCGCCGTCCCCCTGGACGATGGGCGGGTGGCGCTGCGCGGACACTACTGGTGGCCCTCTGAAAACGTGCGGCAGCGCGAGCTCGACTACCGCCTGCCTGTGCGGAACTGGGCGCACAGCGGCAAGATCCAGCTGACCGAAGGCCCGGCCATTTCCTACAGCGCCATCCTCGAGGTGCTGGTGGCGGTCTGCGCCGAGTTCAGCGTCCAGACGGTTGCCATCGATTCATGGGGAGACGCCATGTTCGCCGAGATGGCCCTCGAGCGCCGCGTGCCCCTCAAGACGTACAGCCAGGGCATCGCCACGATGGGGCCCGGCTGCGCGTTGTGGCAGCAGCTATGGATGGACCGCAAGATCGTCATCGGCGATGACCCGGTGCTAAGAAACGCGTGCACCCGGGCGATCCCGATCCGCGACAGCAACGGCAACGTGAAGGTGAACAAGGCCAAGCGCGTGCACGTCATCGACCCGCTCGTCGCGTCGATCATGGCGGTACACGCGTGGGGCGGCCGTCGCGGCACGTCGTGGGACTTCCTCAACGATTCATAAGTTTGGGAAGGGGCGCGGGCTTGCGCGGGCGCTGACAATGCTCGCGTGATCGCGGACATCATCCGTAATCTCTTCCGTCGGAACTACAGCACCACCCTTCTGGGTGGCGAGATGTCCGCTGTGCCGAACGTCGGGCCTCTTACCGCGCTGCGGTACACGCCCGTCTACCGAGCGGTGACGCTGATCGCGGGCGACATCGCGCGACTCAACTGCAAGCTGAGCGAGCCTACCGCCGATGTCCTGTGGCGGCAGCCGTCGGTTTGGTGGGGCGCGTTTGAGTTCCGACGCGCGCTCATGATGAACGCGTTGCTCTACGGCAACGGGTTCGCCCTCATCAACCGCACCAAGGGCGGCGAGCTGCTTGAGCTGCTGCTGCTCGACAACGACAACGTGAGCCTGGACACCCAGAGCGGCGTGCCCACCTACTCGGTGCGCGGTTTCCTGGGCGTCCCTGCCGCCGACATCCTGCACGTGCGCGCGCCGAGCACGAACGGCCTGTGGGGCGAGAGCCCGATCAACCTGTGCCGCACGTCCATTCAGATCCTCGCGTCGCAAGAGCAGATGGCGCTCACGTCGTACCGCAACGCAGGCAACCCCAAGATCGCGCTCGTCCACAAGGCGAAGATCGACGAAGCGCTCATGCAGAAGATCGAGAACTACTACATGAAGCGGCATGGCGGCGCGGAGAACGCCGGCAAGCCGGTGGTTCTCGGCGATGATGTCCGCATCGAGCGCATCAGCTCGACGCTGGACGACACGGGCCTAGAGGCCGCTCGGAAGTATTCCATCGCCGACGTGTCGCGCCTGTACGGCGTGCCTGCGTCGTACCTGTCCGAGGATGTCGGTTCGTCGTACGGCACGATGGAATGGCTGTCGCGCATGTACGTCGACGGATGCCTTGCCGCGTGGATGGCGGCCGTCGAGAGCGAGCTCAAGGCGAAGCTCATGAACCCGTACGCGTCGGTTTCGTGGGACACCGACGCGCTCATCCGTCCAGGCGTCGCCGAGCAGATGGCGGCTCTGCGGACTGGTGTGGAGGGCGGGTTCCTGACGCGCAACGAAGCGCGCGCGAAGCTGGACCTCGAGCCCCTCGAGGGACTCGACGCGCCGACGCTCGCGCTCAACGTCGGCACCGGCGGCGGCTCGAGCAACCTCGGCAGCGACACGTCGGAAGAGGAGGGGACGCCCAATGATTTCTAGGCGATTCGCCGGCGAGATCGAGAACGGCGAGGGCCGCACGCTGTCGGGCCTCGCGGTGCCGTACATGCGCTGGTCCGACGAGATCGTGGAAGCGGGCATGCGCGGCGCGTTTCAGGAGCGCATCGCCCCGGACGCGTTCGGAGAGATCGACGGCGCCGACATCAAGCTGCTGTTCAACCATGAGCCGGGCGCGCTGCTTGCGCGGACCAAGAGCGGAACGCTCAAGCTCAACCAGACCAAGGGCGGCCTGCGCTTCACCGCGCAGCTGCCGGAGACCTCGCTGGGGAACGACGTGCGCGAGCTCATGCAGCGCGGCGACCTCACGGGGGAAATGTCGTTCGGGTTCTACGCGGAAGCGGACGAATGGAACGACAAGCGCACGCTGCGCACCGTCACGAAGGCACGGCTCGTAGAGCTGTCCGTGGTGGTCGACGCGGCGTACGGAGACAGGACAAGTTCGTCGCTGCGGAGCGTTTCCGAGCGCGACAGGATGGCACGCGCGCTTCGATTGCGCGAACTGAAAGGAAAGCACCATGTCTGATCTGAAGGCGATGATGGAGGAGCGCAAGAAGCTCCTCGGCGACATGCAGCAGCTGAACGACCGCAAGGACTTCAGCAACCTCGACCGCGAGCAGTGGGACCGCATGGACGCGCGGTACGTCGAGCTCGACGGCCTGATCGAGCGCGCCCAGCGCTCCGCGCGCATCGACGCCGAGCTCCGCAAGCCGGCGTACGACCTCCCGGCGGTCCGCGCCGCGAGCGCCGAGAAGGCCGTGGCGGCCGACTTCGCCGCGACGCC